AACAAGAAAACAAAAAAGTTGTTATATAGTTAATAAATAAAGACAAAGGAATTAAATGATTGAGGAAATAATAATGGTTGGTGTTGTAGGTAACTTTATGGTTCAAGTATATGACATCCTTTGGTGCAGATTTCACGATTGCGGAAACAAGAATAGTGAAGAAAAGGATAAAGAATACAAAATTACTTATCCTTCAACTCTACCAGATACAATATAAAGGATAAGTAATGATAGCTGATTATAAGCTCATGGGAGTAAGCAGAAAAAATTGCATGGAAAACCAGAGAGAAATGCTATATAGAGTTTACTTGAAGTACAAGCTAGTATGCGTGAGAGATTCATACTCAAGCTATGTAGAAACTCATTGGTCTACTAGGCATGATGTAGAAGACTACAAAGAGTGGGAGAAAGCATGGGTTAAAGCCCTGGATATAGTAGAGAAACAGATAGCTTCAAATAAAGCTATGGATAAAGAAGAAGAACTTAAAGGAGAATATGATGATTAAGCAACATAGCGTAACAGATATAGAAGCAGACTTGTATTACAAGATTAAAGGACATCATGATAGTGATGAGAATATAGTTAAGTGGTTACAAGAGAGCCAACCAGTAGATGATAAAGAACTTACATATGGAGAGGTTAAAGCTAAACAGAGCAAACCAAACTTCAATAGTGGCTATATTAAAGCTTCACCAGAGGCTTATGATTTGTTGGTAGAGATGGGATATGGTAAACCGCCAATGGGAGTAAAGGAATTACTATCTTGGAGATATATACTTATTCCTGATGGAAATCTAATGTTACATGGATTAAATACAAATGCTTATGATGCTAAACAATTCTACATCAACAATGGAGCTTTATCTTGGGATGAGCCAGAAGGAAAAGAAGATGGACAAATGGAAATGGAGAATGTTAATAATAGTGTGTCCGATAGCATCAATACTAATAAGTTGGATAATCAATCACCAAGCATAACAGATGATGATGGTAAAGAATACAAGTTTGAGAAACCAGATTTTATAGTAAAATTACTATGTGTAGCAGAAGGTTATATTTTTGGTTATATTAAAGACGACGTAGGATTATTACCTGCTTCTCATCAATGGAATTTAAACGGATATGGTATAGATAATTCTGATTACAACCTCACACCAATCAAACCCTGGTATGAAGAGGAAGCTAATTTTCCAGCATTTGTTATTAACTTAGGATATTCAAAAGGAAAAGTAATACTTAATAAGAAACAAGCAGAAAATATGCAGATGGAAAGATGGAGAGAAGCAACTAAAGAAGAACATGCAAGTTTATATTACAAGGATAAATAATGGATAATTTAGCATCATTTCTACTTGGATTATTTATAGGAATAATACTTACGGTAATGCTTACGACTCCTCAGGGTTTGCACAACAATGAGGACTTAATCAAACACAACTGTGCTGAATATGATAGCACAACTGGTAAGATAAAGTGGAAGGATAAATAATGCCTAAAGTCTTAAACTACGAAATGATAGACTTCTTAGTTATCAATATGTTTGTATGTGGAATGATGATAGTTGTAATGCTTGCATATGGAAGGGAAAGTAATGACTATAGATGAAGCTAAAAAAGAAATACTGAAAATGTATTATGATGAAGATATGTTTGGAGAAGATTATATTAGTTTTATAGATAAAATGTTTGCTGACTTTGAAATACAGCTAATTGAAAGATACAAAGCTGGTTGGAAAGACAGAGACAAATGCTCTGATTTAGAGCATAATGATTGTAGTGGCTGTTTAAATGAACCAACGGGAGAGGTGTTCCCTTTAGAGTGTGGAATTTGTAGCAGGTTTTATAAAGATAAAAAGGAAAAATAAATGGTCGAATCAATAGAAATATTAACAGTTAAGCAACACTTCGAGGGAAATCTAAAGGGATTTTATACAGTTTCTTTTGCAAATGATGATAGACCTTTAATGAAGTCTAAGAGAAAAAGTGCGTTATTGGCTAAACTAAGCAAATACTACAGATCACAAGAGGAATAAGTGAAGAAGTTTCATTATTTCCAACACTTTTTGTTATAATACCGTTACGCTAAAGGGCTAAAATGCAACTGATAGATGTCTACTATGACTTATCTTTAATCATGCAAGATGATTTAGATATTCTAGTGGATGCTATCAAAGAGTATACCGGCTCAACAAAAATGAAGCTGGAAATAAAGAGAAGATTAGAGAAGTTAAGTTTATCTTCATTAGAGGCAGAACTTAATGATCTATATGATGTAGACTTAAAAGTTTTAAAGAAATACTGTTTCAATAGACAGAAGATAGGTACTCAAACATCTATCTATGATTTTATGTAAAGAAGTAAAAATGAGTAAATGTAAACTAAAGAAGAAATTAAAAAAGTGGAAGGCTTATGCCAAACATCTAGAGAAAGAGAATGACGGGCTATTTAAGAAGCTTCAAAAAGAAAGGCTTATTTAAAAGCCTTCAAGCTTACAAGTTTTCATTCATCGCTCCAACAGCAAAGAATTTGCGAATACTATTCATATTATTTAATATTAAACTTCATATTTCAAGAGTATGCTATAATGTAAAAAACAAATTCGATTACATAGGCGATACTTATGAGTGAAATAGCGAAAACATTAGGAAGACCAAAAAAATACACAGATGTTGAAGTAATGAAAACAAAGATAGAAGAATACTTTGCAGATGCGGATAAAAGAGAAGTGGTTTACACAGTAGAGGGCTTGGCATATTGGCTAGATATGGATAGAGACTCAATACTGAACTATGAAAAAGATGAAGCTTTTTTCGGCACTATTAAAAAAGCTAAAGCGAGAATACTAGCAAGTTTACAAGAAATGGCTGCGACTGGTGGCTATAATCCTACTATGGCAATCTTTAATCTAAAGAACAATTATGGGTACAAAGACAAGAGCGAAATAGACATAGATGCAAAAGTTCAAGACAAAAGAGGTCTTGACGATTTTTACAATAAGGGAAAAAGTGAGTAGAGCCACTATGAACCCTGCTCTTAAAGAGTTTTGGGAAACAAGAGCAAGGAATAAAGTTCTTTATGGTGGCAGAGCATCTTCTAAAAGTTGGGACGCAGCATCAAACGCAGTCCGACTTGCTTCAAATTTCTCTCTAAAGTTCCTATGTATAAGACAATTCCAAAATAACATCAAAGAGTCGGTCTACACTCTACTCAAAGACCAGATATACAGATACGAACTTCAAAACGATTTTGACATAACCCAAAACACAATTATTCATAAAACTACAGGATCATCTTTCTTGTTCTTTGGTATTGCAAGAAACATAGACGAGATTAAATCAACAGAGGGTGTTGATGTATGCTGGATAGAAGAAGCTCACAATCTAACTAAAGACCAATGGGAGATAATCAATCCAACTATTAGGAAAGAGCATAGTGAGTTTTGGATAATCTTCAATCCTAAGAATAGAACAGACTTTGTATTTAATAATTTTGTAGAGCATCCACCAAATGAAACAATAGTGAGAAAGATAAACTACAACGAAAATCCTTTTCTCACAGATGTAATGAAGCGACAAATAGCAGAGAAGAAAGAAAAAGACTTTGATGACTATGAGCATATCTACGAGGGTAAAGCACAAGAGGGTGACGAGAAAGCACTATTTTCATATAGTGATATTGAAAAAGCAATGGATGGCAATACAGAAGGAGTTGATTTAACCGGAGTATTTAGTTACTCAGCAGATGTGGCACGATATGGAAACGACAAAGGAGTTCTTACTAAAAGAAAAGGTTATCGTATCTACTGGCTTAAAGAGTACGCAAAATACAGCACAATGGAATATGCTAATGCAATCAGTAATGAGATTGAGCAAGAAGACAGAGAACCTGACGCAGTATTTGTTGATACAATAGGAGTTGGTGCAGGAGTGATGGATAGACTTGAAGAAAAAGGATACCCGGCAATAGACTCAAACGCATCAATGAAAGCTGATGAGATTAACAAATATTACAACAAAAGAGCGGAGATGTATTTTAACCTTAACGCTTTTATTCAAAAAGGTGGTAAAATACCGAATGATAAAGAATTAAAAGAGGAACTTTTAGCTATTAGATTTTTATTCAGCAAGGCAAATGGAAAGATTATAATACAGCCTAAAGATGAAATAAAAGAGCTATTAGGAAGATCGCCAGACAAGAGTGACTCTGTAGCGATGCACTTCTTTTCACAAATAAGACCAAGAGAGGCTTCAAACAGTTTCTTTAACCAATCAGGAGAATTTTAATGAGCATAGATATTATAAAAGATGAGCAGATTAACTTACAAGAGAAAGGCGATGAAGGTCTTTTAAAGTTAGCAAGAGAAAGAGCAGAGTCTGCATCAGGTATATGGCGAGAGAATTATGAACAAGCAGAACTAGATGTGTTATTTATCGCCGGTAATCAATGGGATGAGAAGTCAATCAAAGAGCGAAAGCAAGATGGTAGACCTACGTTAACTATCAATAAGACTCAGCAGTTTATCTCAAAAGTTGTAGGCGATCAACGCAGAAACACTATCTCAATTAAAGTTAGTCCTGTATCAGCAAATGGGCAAGACACAAAACTTGACAATAACGGTGGTACTAAAAAGTATTCAACCTCCGAAGTATTTGAGAGCTGCATTAGAAATATAGAATCAATCTCTAATGCTAAAGACCATTACAACACAGCATTTAAGCACGCTCTTGAAGGTGGCTTCGGATGGCTAAGAGTATTAACGGACTACTCACAAGACGATAGCTTTGATTTAGATATTAAGATAAGCTCAGTCAGAAATAGATGGTCCGTAGTTGTAGATCCAGATGCAAGAGAAGCAGACTATTCTGATATGAACTTTTGTTTTATTCACGATAAAATGTCTAAAAAAGAGTTTGAAAAAAGATACCCTGGTAAAAGAACTGGTGTTCTTGATGAGCCATTAGGTGAAGAATATGATGAGTGGCAAGACGAAAAGACGATAAGAGTTTCAGAATACTTTGTGAGAAAACCAACGACAAGAAATCTGCTATTAATGACTAATGGCGATACTTATTGGGAAGATGAAGTTGAAGACGTGCTGGATGAACTCAAAGAAGAGGGAATAAGAATACAAAGAGAGCGTAAAGTAAAGACTTACAAGATAAAGTGGTATAAGATTACAGCGTGGGACGTATTAGACTCTAAAGATTGGGTTGGCACTCGTATTCCAGTTGTTCCCGTTCTAGGAAGAGAGATAGATGTTAAAGGTAAAAGATTCTTTAAAGGGTTAATTTCAGACTCTAAAGATGCACAGAAGATGCTTAACTATTGGCAATCAGCAGCAACAGAGAGAATTGCTCTTGCTCCTAAAGCTCCTTGGATAGCAACAGCTAAAAGTATAGAGGGTTATGAGAATATATGGAAAACAGCAAACACTAAAAATTATAGTGTGTTGCCATATCGCTCTATTCCAGGGGCAGACAAACCATACAGAGATGCTCCTCCATCAATGCCAAGTGCAGAGTTACAAATGGCTATGAATATGACAGGAGAGATGCAAGGTACAATCGGTATCTATGAAGCAGGTCTTGGTGCAAAAAGTAATGAAACATCAGGTAAAGCAATTCTAGCAAGAAAAGAAGGAAGTGATACTGGAACTTATGAGTTTATAGATAATCTTTCAATGGCTCTACGCTCAGTAGGAGATATTCTTATAAAAGTTATTCCAAAAGTCTATGATAGCAATAGATTAATTCGTTTACGCTTTGCAGATGGAAGTGGAGACTTTATAGAGATTAACAAAACAGTAACAGATAAGCAATCAGGAAAAGAATTTATAATTAATGATCTAGGTGTAGGGAAATATGATGTAAATGTAACAACTGGTGCAAGTTTCGCAACAAAAAGACAAGAAGCTGCGGTTAATATGTTAGAGTTCTCTAGAGCTGTTCCACAAGCAGGACAAATAGCACCTGATTTAATAGCAGATAACATGGACTTTCCAAATAGTGATGTACTAGCTAAACGATTAAAGAAAGTATTACCTCCAAATATACTAACACCAGAAGAGAAAGAAGAGTTAAACGATGGGCAACCAGAAGAAAAACCACAGCCAACTCCTGAACAACAAGCAGCACAAGCAGAAATGCAATCTAAGCAACAAGAACAACAGTTTAAGATGCAAGAGCTACGATCAAAAGCTCAGAACGAACAAGCTAAACAACAGTTGATTATTCAGCAAGAGCAAGTGCAGTTAGAGCAAGAGAGAGTTAAGCTAAGAACAGCAGAACTAAATGCTCAGAATAAAATAATGGGTGAACAAGAAAGCCCAAGAGATGAAGCAAAAGAAGATGAGAGGATTAAGGACATGATTGCAGACGCTATTGCGGAGTTGAGTTTGGCTAAGTAGCCTTACTCCACCATATCGTCAATAACATCAGTTAAAGTGTAGATCAAATCAACATCTTCACTGCAGCAATTATCATTAAACCCTATGGCATAACTCCAACTTAAATCCATTTCAACATAATATTCGAAAGGGTCATCATCTTTTTCGTAACAATAGTCTGCAGGGTCATCAGTCTTAGTAAATTCCTTAACAATGTCAAATATTTTATTCCTTACATCAATCTCTCTATGTCTGAAATCTTCTAATAAAGAAAGAATCTTTTTCGCTTCATCTAATAATTCCATAGAGTCTTTGTTTATTTCACTATGTATTTTTTTATACATATCTTCTCTATTTACAATTTCTCCGCCAAGATAAATATTAATTAATTCTTCCCTCTTGTATTTAGTAATCATCTAAACTCCTATTAATATCCTGCATCACTAAGCACCTCTCTTTTTAAACATTATATAAATCCTCTCCATCAAGAAGTTCAGAAAGAAATTTAACCCCATACATACTACTATCTAAATAATTATCTTCATAAGTTTCCGATTTAATCTCTTCTAAATCAGAGTAAGTTTCATTAATAAACCAATCAACAGGAGAAATAGTTGGTGTGTAAGAGTTATATCCTCTAGCGATTGCAAGTTCTTTTGCTTTTTCAAAGTCTTTTAGAAGAAACTCTTTAAAATCTCCATTCTCATCTTCTACACAGTAAATATCCGCTTCTTTATCATGACTGTAATCAAGCAATAGTTCTTTTAAATCATCGTCTTTAAAAGGCTCAATTTTAATCGTTTTAAAAACAAGGTCTTTCGCAAACTTTAATATTTTGTCAGAGGTAGCTTCTCTTTTACTATGTGCCTCTCTCATAAGCTTTGCAATTTTTTCAGTAAGCAAATTATCTTCTTCTATTTCTTTTGCAAACTTTTCTCTAATTATTTCATTAATATCCTGCATCACGCACCAACTCTTTAACAACCTCATCAACACTAGGTTTGTTTAAATCTAGTTTCATTTGCATAATTGCTTTCCATGTAGGAACAGATAGCTTCACTTGTTTTATTTGTCTGTCTTCACTCATTAATCATCCCTTTATTCTTCAAAGTAAACAAGTTTACCACAAATCTTATAATATTGCAAGTGAAGTATTACTCACTAATCAAACCGACCTTATAAAGGGAACGAAATGCAAGAAGAACAAGTCAAAGACGAAACGGAGAACTTTTTAGTTGCTACAACAGATGCACCAGTAGAGCAGAAGCCACAAGACGAGACAAAGGAAACAGAGGAAGTTGCAACTTCTGATGATGAAAATGCAGAGTCTAAGGAAGAACCTATAGCAGATGGTGAAGTAGAAAAACCTAAGAAAAAGAGTCGCTCACAGCGTAGAATAGAAACATTATCAGCAGAGAAAAATAAAGCCAATGATAGAGTAGCAGAACTAGAGGCACAAATTGCCAATAAAAACAGCGACTCCAAAAGTGGTGATATAGACCCAGCAGATTTTGAGACTTATGAGGAATATGAAGTTGCACTAAACACTCCTAAGCAGA